AAGCAGTGGTATCAACGCAGAGTACTCACGTCCCGTAAGTCGTTGATTCTAAAGGACTTACAAGCAATTCCTGAACGGTGTCCAACTTGTTGATTCTAAACAAGTTATCGGGATTGATACAATCACCGCACAAGCGCGGTATAACGCGCGTACTATGCGCACGCTGCGCGAGCTTTCCAGGCTAAGTGCTTTGTTTTCTACGCGTTACACGCGCGTTTAACGCACGCACACGCACCCAGGCGCGCGAGTAAAGGCTTGCGCACGCACGCTCGCGAGTGTACTAGGGTCCCATCTCCCAAAATTGATTTTTCAAATTTGACTTTTTACGTGGGTCCCATCTACCTGATTCTAAAGGACTTATATAGCAGGATATTGAGTCCGCTAGGACTCACCTAACCCCCCTACTATCAATAACTTGCGGGTCCCATCTACGCGTAGGGTCCCATTACGAGGGGTTTTGGGCCTGGAGATGGGCTTAATCCTGTATTATATTCGTATGTTTTAGAAAACTGAGTCAAAACAGCCCCCTAAAGCGTCTAATAGGCAGAAAGGAAGTAAATGGATCAAGTTAAACCTGATATGCGCACCTTTAAGGTACGCGATCTGCCCTCGATATGGGGGATGGAGCTTAAACAGGACTGGCTGGTAGATGGAATGTTTCCCACCTGCTCAGTTTCAATGCTGTCTGGGGAGTCTGGAAGTGGTAAAAGTACCGTTGCGCTCGCTCTGGCCGTCGCAGTGGCTAGCGGAGAACCCTTTTTAGGCCACAAAACCAAGAAAACCCCCGTCCTGATAGTAGATAGGGAAAACAATCTATCGATATATTCAGAGCGCCTTAAGCGTTTTGACATACAGGAAAATCCCGACTTATTGTTCTGGGGTCACTTTTCTCCACTGGAGCCCGCTCCGCCTAACGCCAAGCCCATCCTGGAGTTTGCCGAGCAGGAGAAACCCTTAATCATCTTCGATTCTTTCGTAGCGTTCCATACAGGCAGCGAACAGGACGCCGACCAGACCAGGGAGTACACGGACTATTACCGCAAGCTCGCCGGACTAGGCGCAACCATCGTCATTATACATCATACGGGCAAAGGAGACAATACTAAAGAGTATCGAGGCAGTAGCGACATCAAAGCCTCCTTGGACGTTGGAATGGTGCTAACTGCCAAGAAGCCCATGCTCAAGCTGTTGAAGTTGCACACCTTCAAGTGCAGAGAAGGCATCCCCGAAGACCTCATGATCACTCTCGAAGGGAACAAGCTTGTACCCCTTTCCACCGAATACGTGGAACCTGAGGATGCGGACTGGAAGCTTGTGGCGGCGGTGATACAGGCCAATCCCAACTGCAACCAGTCTACAATCATCCGGCTGCTTCCAGACATGCCCACGATGCGAGTTAGAAAGATTCTAATGGCCGGGGAGCTTAAGGGTACATTCAAAGTGTCTAAGGGGCTAAAGAATGCCAGCTTCTACTCCCTGGGCGAAGTGAAGAACGCCCAGTAACGCTGTTTTCTGTTTGAGAGACTCTATAGTGTAAAAAAGCACTAAAAACTATTCTTACTCTTTATTGTGTTTTCTTACTCTATAGCAACAAAAAAACTAAAACTGAATTGTGTGGGTGTTCCTGAACGCTCACCCACACACGCTTGGGGTTTCATGATGTGCCCAGACTGGGAAGAAGTTTAGCCCAGGCCCTAGAACCCCTCGTCATAAATAAACCCGAAAATAAGTGAGTCAAAATCATAGCCTCTAGCGTCTAATATATGACACATGAAGGCAACCAACCAAATTCCGGCAGCTGACTGGTACGAAAAAGCCTGCGAGGCTATCGTACGTGGCGAGAGAACCCTCTTCCAGTGGGCGAATGAGACCAACCGAGGTCTCACCTCACTTGAATGCCAGAACATCGCGCGAACCAAAGAGTTCATGGCGGCGCTGCGGGTTGCCCGAAATCGCTACTATAAAGAGCTTGCTACTGATCCCTCCAGGAACAGGAATACGGCGGTAGGGCAGTTGCTATACCTCGTACAGAAGATGATTGATGCTGAGCAAAACGATAAGGCCGTTGCCGCGCTAGCTCAGCTCTTCAAGGTCGAGGGTTGGACAAGCGACCAAGCAAACATCTCAATCTTCAACGATCTCAACGCAAAGGACATCGATGGCCTCCGCAAAAAGCTCCAAGGTAGTACAGCCCTCCCGAACTAGTCTCTGCTTCTGCGGCGGACAGGGTCCCCATTATAACGGCAAGGAGGGCGACCTGCCCTCTCTCTTCACCTATCAGTTCCTTCCGTATGGCGGGGCTGAGAAGATCGTCCTCACACAGGCTTAGCTTGAACATCCTAGTGTTCTTCCTCTTTCTGGCGCTAGAACCGCAGAAGGAGTGTCGCGTGCTCACGATGACGCCTTACGACAGGGTTACGCAGACCAGTTGGGTACCCTGCCAAGAAGCTGAAGCTATTAAGGCAGACTATGACGTTCCCGAGACACTAGTCTGGATTGAAGAGCACAGCAAGATCGATGACGACGAGTGGACGCGCCCGATCCTCCACGGGGAACCCGAGTTCATTCCCGCGCCTCTCGAGTTTAATAGGTACACTTAATGGCAGATACTGACGCGATCCTTCGGACATTAGGCGATTATTCTACTGCAGATGCCCTAGTTGTCCTCGACGCGATAGAAGCAGACCGTAAAGAGAAGCATTTTGCCAAGTACTGGGCCACTGATCCGAATCCCGACTACAAAGAGTTCTTCGACGCAATCGAGAACGATTTCGCAAAACTAACCAAAGACGTTAAGATATTCGGCCTCCTAGGCGGAAACCGCTCCTCAAAGACAGAACGAGGGGCTTTTCTTGCTGTTGCGTGGCTTATGGGCAAAGAGTACTTTAGGGACGAGCCCTCATGGCGCTACGTGCGCGATCTCCCGATCCCTGAGCATGGCGTCAACATCTGGGCTGTCGGCCTGGACTTTTCAGTCATTCAAGATGTTATCTGGCGCGAGAAACTTCGTACCGGACATCGTCATCCCGGCCTCCTGCCAAGAACCCCGTGCCCCCTGATTACCAGGGTTTCAGACTCCGCCTTCCAAGTTGAAGTAAATGTCAACGGCAGGCGCTCGACTCTGACATGCAAGAGCGCGGATTCGGGCCGAGAGAAGATGCAGTCCGCTTCGGTGGACCTCGTCTGGATCGATGAAGAATGCGAGGAGGAAGTTTATGACGAACTCTACCAGCGAACTGCTGATTGCGGCGGAAAAATCCTCGTTACGCTTACCCCCCTTACCGATATTGGATCGGGCGCTAAGACACCCTGGGTCTACAACCTGTACAAAGAATTCAATGCAGGCCGCAAGGACGTTGTTTTTATCTCACTCTCGGCCTTGGATAACCCGTTCATCCCCGAAATAGAGAAGGAACGCCTCAAGGAGAAGTGGGCTGGTCATGCTGAAGAAAAAGCTAGACTCTACGGAGCCTTCATCCAGCGATCCGGTCTGGTCTACCCCCAGTGGAATAAAGACATCCACATGGTTAAACCTTTCACGATTCCTTCTGAGTGGCGGCGTATCGTTTCTATCGATCCAGCAGCGACAGGCATTACCGCAGCGGTCTGGTCCGCCATTAAACCTAATGGGGATATCCTTATATACCGATGCTATTACGAGTCCAACCAGATCGTAAGTGAGCACGCCAAGAACATGCAGGTGCGTAACGGTGGGGACAAGATTGACATCTGGCTCATTGATCCGTTCTGGGGCTCAGCGAGAAACGCTGAGAATCATAAGCAGGGATACCAACTATACAAGGAAGCTGGACTGCCTGTTAGACTCGCTCCTAGGGCGGACGATTTCGGTCGGGACAAACTTGCAGAGTACTTATCAGCCTCTCTTGATAAAGCCTCCAGGCATCCAAAGCTGTTTGTCTTTGATACTCTCAAGGACTTCCAAAATGAGATAGAATCTTACGTATGGGACGTAGTTAGTAAGGGTCCTATGAAGGGTCTTAACCGGGGTAAGCCCCTTAAGCGCTCTGATCACCTTATAAATGCGACTCAATACCTAGTTAGCCTTAATCCAAGGCCTAAAATAGGTGGAGTCTCGGCTCCCAATCCTAATTCGAGCTATACTTAGTGGACATAGAAGAAAAACGAAAGCGGTGGCGGGAGAGATCCAGCGCCCGTCGGGCCGCAAATCCAGAAAAAGACAAAGCCTACATGCGAGAGTGGCGAAGGAATCATCCCCGAGACCCCTTAGCAGAAAGCCAGAGAGCACAAAGAGAGAGGCAGGAATACCGCCTTCTCCTTATACAGGCACTGGGCGGCGGTTGCGAGGTCTGTAAGAATACCAATCCTATAGTGCTGGAGTTCGATCACAGACAAGGGGATGGGGTAGAAGAACGAAAGACTTCCAGAACTACCACTGACCGAGCTTACTACCTAAAGTGTGCTAGGGACCCTGATATAAAGAAGCGCTTAGCTTGTTTGTGCGCTAATTGTCATAAGATAAAGACGCACGAAGCTGATGAGAAGGCTCGGGCTCAACGCATATACCCACGACTAGATCTTTTGAGGGATGCCACCAGGCTATAAACCCCTCGTCACCTGAGAAGCACAGGTCAAAGCTTACCATGACACGGCTGGAAAAATCCGTGACAAGCTGCGGGATACGTAGTTTGACATGAGGAAAAACAAGTGGCTCTTACTATTACTAATCCGACCTATGCGACGCAGGGACCTACCAAGAGTGGTCAGGTGCTGGCGAACAACGAGCAGAGTGCTCTTGAAACCGCGTTTATCGGACGCTCTACCGTTACTTTGGATGGTGCTACCACGACCGGTACGATTAATTTTATCGACGGCACGCAGACCATCTTTGCGACCGGTAACTCTTCTGGCTCTACTGTGGCCCCGGTTTCAGTCGTAGCTAGCATTGTTGGTGGAACTCAGACGACTGCCCTTGGCATCGTGACTGGTACTCCGACGACCACGGGCTTCCCGTTTGCTTTGTCAGCTGCTGGTACTAACGCCAATACGATCATCGTTCAGTTCACCGCGTTCCGCAGCTAAGGAGGGACAATGAGTTTATTTCGTAACGAAATTATTGCCACTCCTAGGATTCAGGGTGTTGTAGACGGCACCACAGCTAGTCAGGGGTATGTTGGAGAGGCCGTGCAGTCTTTTGTGGCTGTGGGTTCTGCGGTGGCTCTTACTACTGCGACGGCGGCTAACGTCACCTCGATCTCTTTGACTCCCGGTGATTGGGATGTTGACGGTAACGTAAACTTTACCGCTACTAGCGCAACTACGGCTGCTGGTGGCGTTTTCTCGAGTGCGGTTAGTACTACCAGCGCTACGTTGTCTGTGGACGGAACTGAATCTAATGACCTTCCTGGCCCTTTGACTACGACTTCGTTCAAGATGTCAGTAACAGTTCCGCGAAAGCGGCTTAGTCTGACTACAACCACCACGGTCTATCTGGTAGGTCTAGCATCTTTCTCTGCTGGTACGGTTGGCGGTTATGGTGCGATCTCTGCGAGGCGCGTTCGTTAATGCTATTGCTCAAGGAAGCTCTCTTCCTTTTGCTTACTTTTCTTGATATCGAGTTTACAAAAGATCGAATTAGTGAATACGGTGTTGCCGTAGAGCTTAATCCTCTAATTCGTAAGTTAATTTCTTGGTTCGGGAGCGGTAAGTGGGGTGTGGAAGCGGGTGTTGACTTGGGTGTGTTATTGCCTACTGGGGGCCTAATGGCCCTCGGTTGGTATCATCCGGAGATACTCGCCTTCATGATAGGCGTACGATTTACTCTATTCCTGTTTCAACAGACAAGTAGGTTTAATGGAAACGACACCAAAAGTAGCGATGCCCCCCGTGGAGACCTTCACGCCGGATGGTACGGATTGTGAAGTAAAGTTTGTACAGTACCCAGAGATCGCTTATGAAGGGGCTGTTGTGCAGAGCGGCGCTATTAAGCCGGGGCGAAATCATCACGCCGGGAGTAACTAGGTGGCTTTAGATTCAGCATACCAGAGAGCTTATTATGCTAAGAATCGAGAACGCTGTTTAGGCTACGCTGCAAAGTACAGGGCTACACATTCTCGGTCGGAAGCAAATAAAAAAGCTTGGCAGGCTCTAATTGAGAACCCGGAACGCTTGGCTCGTCGATACGATGTAAGAGTTCTAGCATGTAGGGATCAGAAAAGTCAAGTTTTTACTCTGTTAGGAGGTGCCTGCATCAAATGCGGATTCTCCGATGTAAGAGCCCTTCAGCTAGATCACATTGACGGTGGTGGGAACAAAGATCGACTCACCGCTCCTAGAGGTAACGACAGGTTTCGTTCTATGCTTAGAGACCCCGAGGGGACACAAACTAAATTTCAGATACTGTGTGCTAATTGCAATTGGATTAAGCGCGTAGAGAATAAAGAAGCTTATATGAGAAACGTGTATGCTAACTGATAAGCAAAAGAAAGAAACGCTAGACGAGCTATTTGACGATCAGAAAGTTAATAGAGTTCGTTTTTTTTGTAGTAAACATGGGTATTCCGGTCCCGTAAAGGAACGACCTGAGATTACACCAGGGCTCGCTTGTGCTAATTGTTGGAAAGTATTTTATTTTCATGAGATTGCAACGACCCCTCCTGACGAGCGGGGCCAGAAGCTCGAAGAGATTGAAGAAGTTATGCGTAATATGGTAAGTATGGTAGAGAAGGGGACTTGGGACTTTGAGCCGTACGATCATGCGCAGGTTGAGATTGGTGAGGAATAATGGCAACTCCTACATTCGTTCAGGTGGCTCCTACTGGCAACGGTAATACAAATACCATTTACGCTGCTACCCTAACGGGCGGCAGCGCTTCTGCCGTGATTCCTACCGGTAACAACATGATTATCCGAATTGCTTGTGTTAATCCTGTTTCTGTTAGGTTTGGTACAACCGGGAATCTTACGACAGCGACCGCTGGGGATATCTTGGTAATAGGCCCTCACGAGTTCTTTGATATGGGCTACAACAATAACGCTATTTGTATCTATGCGAACAGTACAACGCTGGTTTCGGTTAATGTAGTGTCCAAAAACTAATGATTAAGAAACTGCTTGCTGCTGTATTATTTGTATTGGGTTCCGCTTGCGCCAGTGCTCAGCACAATATGGCTGCAAACTCGTGGACTGGTTCCGCGTGGACTCCGATGACCTCGGCTTACAGTACGGGTGGCGTGCCAGACGGTACGTTGCCCGCTGTGTATTTGTACTGTTATAACACAGGTACTAGTCAGTGGGTTCCTTGGACCGTGGGTAGTTGCGGCGGCGGTAGTGGGACATTCACTGCGCTTACGCAGGACGCAACCAGCACGTCTACAGGCGGCGCAACCACGGTCAAGGGCATCAATGGGACGCTGCTCTCTGGAGTTTGCGATTCCGACGAGTACAACCTGCACGAGCGGAGGGGCGTCGGGCACCATCACCGTTACGCTGGTGGGCGCGCATAGTTCCGGGTACACGGTGCAGCCTGCGTATGTGGGCACCATCCTGAGCGATGCGGGCAGCACTCTGGCGAGCTTCTACTATGCAGGGTCAACAAGCGCAAGTTACGCCTATGGTATGCGTCTGGGCATTCCGAGCAACATTGGCCCGGCGACCGGCAGGGTGGTGTATTACGATAAGCCCGGCTATTGCTACGCAACGATTTTGCCGAACATTTGCCCGGTGACACAGACGCCATGAGTTTGCGCAGATCATTTAGTAAGGAAAGTTTAGGTAAATAATGGATGTTACGACTCTAGTCTCGGGAGGACCTAAGGACCGAGCCCTAAGGTTTCTTCGGAGAGCTACGGATTATCGCCGCCAGTTTGATCAGCGCCGGGCTATCTTCTATCGGCAATACGTAGGGCAGCGTGATACTCAAAAGTTTCCCGATAATACAACTAACCGGGCTAATACATTCGTCCCCTACCCGCTATCTAATGTTGAGACTATAGTCTCCCGGGTAGATGACGCATTCTTTAGCTTTTATCCTTGGTTTGAAGTCTCTGGTGTAACTCAGCAAGACGACCACGCCGCAGAAGCCATGCAGCTCATTTTGGATAAGAAACTCATGCAGGCAAGCTTCAAGCCTGCGTTTGAGGACCTTGTTCGGAACATTGCTATATATGGCTTCGGTGCGCTTAAAGTAGATTGGAATTGGGACTTCAAGACCCTTACTAAGCCGGTCCCCCGGTACGCTTTGGATAAGGTGGGTCAGCCTATCGCCAATCCTCAGACAGGTCAACCTATTCTGCTGGGCTATAAACCGGAGACCTCTCAGGTCCCCTCTTGTTGCCCACTTATCCGAGCCATCGACATCTATGACATGGTGATCGATCCGGACGGTGTACAAGTTGCTTGCCTTACAGAACGAACTCTGGGAGATATTAAACGGTCCTGCATGGCCTACAAGGCTGCTACGGAACAGGACTACTTCTATCCTGAGGCGCTCGCCGAACTAGAAAAGTATATTGTAGCCGCTTGCCCGGAGAACCCCGATTCGGTTCTTGTTCGCTACGCAGAAGTCTGGGATGCAGGTGACAGTACTTGCACTATGCTGACTTTCGGAGAGGACAAAGATGCGATTGCTTGGAAAGACCTTAGGGCTTCCTATCGTTCTACTGCTTACTCTCCTTACAAGCGTAAGCTTTACGACGGCCCTCCTATTCTTCTTTGGAGCGGTCCTAACCAATTTGATCACAAGCGTAATCCTATCGTTTATACGTCCTATATTAAGCTTCCTAACGAGCTGTACGGTATAGGCGCAATCGAGACCATCACCGACCTAACAGAGTCGATGAACAAGTTTGTAAACATGGTCACGGATAACTGGAATATGGGTATCAATCGGCGCTTCGCTTACGATACCAATGCAGATATCGACCATGAACAGTTGAACCAAGCAAACGTTCCCGGTGGTAAGGTTGGCGTGAACGGAGACCCCAGTAAAGTTCTTGTTCCGCTTCCCACCTTCACTCCCAATCAGGGAGACTACGCCATCCTTGATCTCTATAAGGGAATGATTGAGATGGGGTCCGGCATTTCGGACTTCTACGGGAAGGCAGTTGGTAATCCCACAGGCAACAAGACCGCCTCCGGTATCAACTCGGTAATCAACGAATCTAACTACCGCTTCAAACTCTTCATCAGAAACTTGGAACTGGATATCTTGCAGCCTATGCTTGCCATGTGCTCTAGCATGATTCAGCAATACATGACCGACCAAGAAGAAGTCCTGATCACGAAGAGCCAGAATGGTCCCCAGATTCCTAAGTGGCAGATGATCGACCCCCAAGCGATTATTGGTAACTATGAGTTTGATCTTACAGCCGCTAACTATGCGACCAACAAGACTGTTCGGCAGCGCAACCTTATGGCTTTCGCGCAGATTGCCCAGCAGACCCCTTACTGGCGCGCTGGCGAGGGACTCCGAGAGATTGCGAAGGTACTAGAGATTCGCAACGCCGACGATCTTATTAAGTCGGAACAGGAAGTCCAGCAAGAACAGGCTCAGGCGCAGCATCAGGCGCAACAGGCCGCTTTCGTGGAGAAGGTACTCGATACCGAATCCGCCATCGAGGTAGCCGAAGCCGGTGCTAAGTTCAAAGCCCAAGCCGCAGCAAGTAAACCTGGAGGGGCTAAGTCCCCTCCTAAGCCGGACCTGAAGCGCCCTGAAGGCCGCCCGGCGACCAAGCAGCATGAAGGGGCTATCCCCGGCGGCACCAGTACGATTGGAGAAGCGCGCAGCTTCGGACAAGAGACTGGCATGAACGCCTTAGGACTTGGAGGTCTGGGTGAGTAACGATGAACGAGGGGTTTTGAGGCCTGGACTCTTGGCGCAAATTTGGAATTCTATCACCAGGCCCAAAACCCCTCGTTGGTATACAGTAGAGATCGAGAAGGGTGTCCAAGTCGCGGGAGGGGACGCAGAAGCTATTGCTAGTCTACGTAATCATCCGGGCATGGTGGCGCTACTTAATAGAGCGCGACTTCGGCAGGCTGTGCTAAAGACACAGCTTAGCACGACGCGCCACAAGGATATACGGGATGTCGATTTTCTTCAGTCTGGCCTTTATTGGCTTGGGTTTGTCGAATCTGAACTCGCAGCCGTTACGGTCGGGCTTAGGAACAAGTCTGTTCCGAAGTTGGCTGACACAGAAGTTAGTACTTTTGAAGACATTCTCTCTGCTATAGAGAGTATCAAGTAATTGAATAAACCCGAGGGCACAACTCTCGGCAACCGATTGAATTCCCACAAGGAAATAAATGGATAACGCAACTATAAATTTTGATGACGCTCCCGGTGGAGATATCAGTTTAGACGATATTTTTGGGGAAGCTTCGCCTGCGACAACGCCGGTTATAGAATCAAATGAACCTCAGACAACCGCACCCGCGACAACGCCGGTCGGGCCCTTCTTAAAGACGAAGACGGGGACTGTATATAAGTCTGTTGAGGATGCCGTCGAGGGCATTGAGCACAAGGATACGCTCATTGCTCAGCTCCGAGAACAAGTCAAACAGCGAACGGGAGATGATCCCCTTGCTGCCCGACGATCACCCGCGCCAAACGCGCCTGTCAATTATAACGACAACAACGAGCAGTACTTCACGGACATCGCGAATGCGGTAGAGAAGAAGGACACTCGGGCGTATATGGCAGCCCAGCAGAAGCTTATCATGGATAGTCTTGGGTTCCTTTCTCCCACGATTACCAGTTTGAGTAAGGCTAATGCGGAACGGGTTGTGTCAGAACAAATCCCTGAGTTCAAGGGGTTCCTTAGCTCTGAGCATTATGCTCATATCAGCGAGGAGTCTCCTCTGCTCGCAGACGCTATCAGGTCTGCTGAAGCGAACCCAGCTGCGGCGAATCAGTTGCCCGAGCTGTATAGGATTGCGTATCTGGCTAATCAAGGTCGTAGGGTACCGGAGCTTATTCAATCGGCAGGGAATCGAACCCCTGCGGTTCAACCAAGGCCTACGGTTCAATCTACACCTCTCGCCCCACCTGCAACTACGGGTGTGCCGGTAGTAGCTCCTTCGCTGGATACTGCTGCTGGACGCAAAGCTCTAATTGATCAGATGGAAGGGAAGGGTATAGGGAATCAAAAATGGTAGTTACGTTTCCGAGTGAGTCGAAAAGCTCATTTAAAACGTCTAATAGGTATAACAAATGTTTAAGAATTTTCTGAATGCTGCGTTCGCCCTTTTGGGCTTGGGCGCAGACGTGGTTAACTAAGTGGCCACGTAACTTGACTATATGCTGGAATATCCGAAATAAGTCATCGTACTGATAAGGTAATAATCGATGAATGATACAGACAATCAGCAGGTAAGGCTTTACGACTTATATTGGCTAGCTGGACTCTTTGAAGGAGAGGGTAATATTTCTCTCGTTCAAGGTAGTGGAAAACGCATAATGCCCAGAGCAAGTATAATTAACACCGACTTTACTCTTATAGAAGAGACTAGTTCTATCTTGACTAGGTGCGGAGTTGGACATTACATTCAAACCAGAGCTAATGGGTGCTCTAATAATCCAAATCACGCAACCGCAAAGGTAATAAGTATTTGTGGGCTAGAGCGTGTAAGAAAATTCTGCCGCATTATGCTCCCTTATTTCAGGGGGCACAAAAAAGAAGTTTTGGCGGTAGTGTTGGATTATTGCGAATACCGGCTTTCCCAACCGAAGAATTCTCCTTATACGGGGTTAGAAATCGAATGGGTTAAAAAGGCACGCTCTTTGAATGCAAAAGGCCCTAAAGAAACCTCAGAGACTTTACGTCAAGCTAACCTTTCTTGGTTAGAAGATAAAGTCCAAGCCGCCTAAAGAGCGGAATAATGCACCGTTACGACTGGCACGGCCGGGAATGCGGGCAACGTGGCAGCCGATCTGCAGACTTACTTCAGCGCGAAGCTGTTGGAAGTCGCTGAGCTTAACACTATCCTGGATCAGTTTGGCGAGAAGGCCCCTGTTCCCAGTAACTCGTCTAAGACGATTCAGTTTGTCCGCGAAGAGAAGTTCGTTACGTCCATCACTCCCACCCAGCTTACTGAGGGTCTTCCTCCGGATGCAGTGGGACTCACGCTCAACCAGTTTGATGCCGTGATGGAGCAATATGGATTCTTGACCCGTATCAGCGATCTGGCTGAGTTGACGGCTAAGCACCCGGTTGTACAGCGCACTATGCACCTGCTCTCTTTGCAGGCAGCAGAAACCTTAAATTAGTAGGGTAGAAACGGACCAAATGCTGGAAACTCGTAAAGCCCCGGATACTTCTCAGGTGACAATTCCGGTGGATGAAACAATCGACAATCAGCAGGTAAGAGATAGAGCATATATTGCAGGACTAATGGACGGAGAGGGCACCTTTTGCTTGGAGCAAAATAAGCATAAAGGTTATACCCGGTACACTCCGCGTATTAGTATGGGAAATACCAATCAAGGAATCGCTTTAGCTTTTAAGACTTTCTTAGAAATGAACGACATTAAGTTCTATGAAAGCCTTAGAGAGTTTGAAAAACCTTTGAAAGCGTTATACGTTTTCGAGATAAAGAGATTTCTTATGGTAAAGAAGTTTATTGAACTAGTGGGCCCTTATCTTCGAGGTAAGAAGAGACAGGCTGAACTACTCCTTAAATTTATAAACTCCCGGTTAGACGAAAACGGCGATGTTTCCTATAGAGGAAACTCACATAGCCCACAAGGATACCCTTCTTGGGTTGATGATGTCTGGCTAGAGTGCCGACTTTTAAATGGCGGCGGAAGACGCCCCCGTTCTGAAAGAGATAATACGTCTAATAGAATGCAGCAGCTATCTAACCTCAACGACTTAACGTCCAATTGCACAGTTACTTACTATGCAAAAGATAAAGTCTGTCCTTCAGTGAAAGCTGAAGCTGCGCAAGCAGAGTAGATAACTCCTTTGTTATCTATAACATACGAGACGATCAACTTATTTTCAATGTTTTGAACCAGAGCACCCAGACCTTCTTCCCGAATGGTCGTACTTCCATCGCCACCGTTCTGCCTACCGATCTGCCCAGCTACAATGACCTCACCGCTATTGAAGCTATCCTGCAGACCAACGGTGCGCGCGGTATGGACGGCGGGGATTACGCCTGTGTCATGGCCCCGAACGCGTATAATGCGCTGCTTCGTGACCCTGACTGGAAGGCCTCCCATCAGCTGAACTCGCCTGAGAAGATTTGGCGAGGCGAGGTTGATACTCTGGCCGGTATCCGAGTGGTTCGCTCGAATGCTCCTGGCTTCCTGCCGTACACCGGTAACACGACCACGGGCACCTCGCTGGCGGTTTACTCCAGCTTTGTGATCGGTCGGTATGCTTATCAGATTAGCGACCTGCAGAACCTTCGGGTTTACGTCGTCGCTCCTGGTGGACAGACTGATCCCCTGCAGCAGTCCCGTAAGTTGGGTTGGAAGTTTGCCTTCAAAGCAATCATCACCAACAACACGTGGCTCTCGCTGTACCTCACGTCTGGTCTGAACTCCACGGCACACGCCTAACAGCTAGAGGGGGACTAACCTCCCCCTCTTTTTTTAAGGAACTAGCATGTCTAAATTTGAGCAGTCCCATCCGCATCACGAAGTCCACGAAATCCATCGGCCGCAGGGTCACGGTTATGTGGATCAGAAGTATGGTAAGGGAAACATGTCCCCTATCAGCAATTCGGTTCCGCAGGTGGAATCCGGTTCGGTAGCTGGCGCTGACGGCGCAGGCTCCCCCGGTGTTCCCTCAGCCGGTTATGGTGGTGGCGCTTCAGGCGTCGCCTAAACACATACGAGGGGTTTTGAGGCTTGGCCTCTTGCCCCTCTAACAAAAGGATACACATTTGTATTGCAGGATATGCCATAAGGATTTGCCTCTAGAAGCTTTTCGGTTCAGAAAGCCCGTTAAGCTGAGTAGCAGGTTGTACGAGTGTATACTCTGCAATAGGTATAGACGTGGTGTTCGTTATTTAGAATTGAGCGACCAAATAAAGCAGCAAACTAATTCGAACCATAGGCGTAGAAAAGAATTGATTTTCGAGCATTACGGTAAAAAATGTGCTTGTTGTGAAGAAAGTAATCCGTGTTTCCTAACGATAGACCACATCAATAACGACGGTCATAAGCAAAGAAAGCAGGGGTTATACAAGAGTCTATATTCTTACATAATCAGAGAAAACTTTCCTGACGACCTACAAACACTATGCTATAATTGTAATATGGGCAAAGCCAGGAACAAAGGTATTTGTCCCCACAAAGGCTAATAACATAAATGGCAAAAATTGACGTAGCACCCGTCGTCACAAGCGACACCACATCGGCGCGTGGTAAGCGCTGGATTGTCGTCCCCGAGAAAGACCTTTTTGATTTTCCCCACCCCCCGATTGCGATTAACCACATGGTCTTCGGCCCCGGAAAGCACTTCCTCGACGCCGATGTCGCAGATTGGGTGGAAGACCGCCTAATGCGCAAGTATAAATCAGACCTTCGCGTAATGCGCCCACAGCAGGACCTCACTAGCCAGAACGCTATGACGCGCTTCGGCGTAGGTTCTCGGACCGGCGTATTTGCCCAGAATCCTGAAGCGGAGATGGCTGGCTAATGGCGACGACAGTAACGGTTCCTACTCCCACTATCCACTGGTTGCTGTATCCGTTGCTTGTCGGTGGGCTCCTCTTTGGCCTGTATTTATGGCATGATACTGAAGTTAAGGACGCTGCGGCTATCCAAGCGGTAGCTGCGGCGAAGACCTCACAGACAACCGTAGACAAACAAGCCGACACCGCAACAGCCTCGGCCCAAGCACTTCTTCAGCAGCAGAACTCGAATCTTCAGGCCCAGCTCGCCGCTGCTAAGACCATTCAACAGCAAGTCGCCCTGGTAAACAAGGCAGCAGGAATCAACGCGCAGGTTCAGCCAAATTCCCAGGCCCAAAACCCCTCGTCACCCGCCACCACTATTCCATTCGTGCCGTCCATCGCGATTACTCAGCCGGACTTTACGAAGTTAGCAAATGAGGCAGTGGATTGCGAGGAAACTAAGAATCAGGTAGCAGCTGATCAGGTTCAGATCGCTGGAGATAAGAATAAGCTGGACGCGGCCGATTCGGTTGTCGCGGCAGATGATAAGGAGATTACTGTCCTGAAGGGTGGTTCCCACCTTAAACGATTCCTTACTGCCACCAAGCATGTTCTTGTGGGAGCTGGAATTGGGGCTGCTATAGGATATGCAATTGCCAAGAAGTAGGTAGAATGAATTTTAAAGATGTTATCCTGAAGTGTTTGTCGTCCTCGGACGAAGTCTCATTTGGACGTACGATGTCGGCTGTGGCCTTCGTTTCGTGTCTCCTATGGGACATTTTTTTTATTGGATTCGCGGCTTACAAATTTGACTTTGCTCACATGAACATTCAGGATATACTTCCTTCCACGGATAGATTGTTGGGGCAGGTTCAATTTTGTGGCGCGTGTTATGGAATCAACAAGATTACGGAGATCGCCAGTGCGTTTGCTAAAAAGTGGAATGCTTAAGAACCTGTTCCGGATCGCTCTGGTTGCTGTAGCGGCAGTACTTCCTGCTGCGGCACAGACCTACACGTATCCGGCCCTGTCTACAAACAATACGTTTACCGGTACGAATAATTTTAGTGGATCGGTTCAAGCTAATCAGCTTACGTTGGGGTCTACCTCGGGATTGCTTCCGGGCTATCTTGTGACTATGCCTTTTAGTTCCGTTTATATTGTGGGCATAGCACAAGACCCTTACAATAATACCTATGTTATGAGTAGTACGACGGGTCTTCAGCAATTCTCTACTACAACCGGAACCCCTGGCTACTCAAATGCAACACCAACACCTACCTCTCCTTCCGGTCTTAATCACGTTGGCGGTATCACGAGTTGCGGATCGTCTAGAACTTTAGTTTGTGCTATATGGACTACTAAAACCGGTTCGGTTTTTACTAATCTAACAGTGGCTGAGTATGCCCAAACTGCGGGCCTTCCTATTGTCACGACGTTTCCTTTGACAGGAGCTACTTGCGATGGTGCAGGAGGATTGGCTTATCAGCCGAGTACGGATACTCTATTTTGCGCTAGTTACGGTACCCTAGGTACAACGCTAGACGAGTGGAATCTAACCTCACAAACCGAAGTTGGAGCACTGACGTTAAGCAGCGCTGTCCCTAGAATTCAAGGTCTGGGCTTCAATAACCTAACAGGAACCGGTTTTTGCGCTTATAGCGATGATTCAGCTCAGCAAATCGGCTATCTAACCAGTATTAGTTTGTCGGGTGTGGTCACTCCCTACGGTTATAACGGAGGGATAATTCCACAGGTGGGTGAGCTGGAAGGTGGAACTTGCGAGAACGGAACGTGGATTTATCCCGAGCCGGTTAACGGTCCTGTGGTAGCCATTCTTCCGTCTAGTAATAACATTGGTGTTACCAACGATGGTTTCGTTATTCAATCGAATATGATTACGAATAACGGTAACACCGCGAACCCGTACACTAACCCTCCGGGTGGTTTGGGTTTTGCTTCAGGTCAATTTGAGATCAGTCCAAATGGCGCACTGATGGAATGGTGGCCCGCCCAGACGACAGCTTTTAATCAGTATAGCGGCTATCAGTTTGGTATTAATAGCTTGGGTCAATTTATAGGACCTGGTGGTTGGGGTATTGGATCGGGCGCAACCATCCAGCTATCGGGTTTGTACTATGGCGAGTCAAGCGACCCAACCTATTTCTATGGAAGCGCGGGTAACGGCTACTTCTCAAAATATCTTCTCGCAAGTCCTTGGACCCTTGTAGCACAAAATACGACAGCTGCTGCTTCCATGGGAATAGCCAGTATCAAGCAACCGCAGTGCGTATCAGGTCTATGCTATGTTCCCGGTTGGAACGGGGCTGAGTGCTCTACACGCCCGGTAGGTCCCTATTATAATGGCGCAGTTGTCGGAATTTTCAACGCGAGCACTTTGGCTTGGCAGTCCAATATCGTTCTTGGATCAAGTGCACTTCAAGCACCTACGGGCGCTGCAGTGGATGCTCCAGATAACTTACTTACACTTAACGATATTTGCGATCAAGCTAACATGTACCAGTTTAATCTTACTACGGGCGCTTATATCGGGACACTTCCCTATGGTTCAAATATCTTCGGGCCGCGTGGACTTTCGTGGAATAACACCACTCAGCAGTTCTTGGGAGCTGGTGCTAGCCAGATTTTCATTGTAGGTAAAACCGGTGGTATTGTTTCTATACATAATTCTCCTATCACAGGCAGTTCACCTGAAGGAGTAGACGCCAACTGTGGAGCAAACGGTTGTTGGGTTCAAAACGGTATCGTTTACCCAATTTCACTCTCTTCGTGCTGCGGCCTAGAATACTACGGTGTCGATCGAACTGTTGGTATTAGTGCGAGTGATACGGTTATCGCAACGGCCGTGGGGGTTTTTGGAGATTCAGGTTATAAAATGCCGCAATCGTATCTGGCGACAATGCCCGGTGCGAACTTCAACAATAACACCTCGATCCTACCGGCAACAACCCCAGCAGGTTCCAACACCTACAGCTCTAACTTCTACATTTATAACTGGTGCGGCGTTTGTTCAACCCCTGGGAAAATGGCCTCGTCACTTCAGTTGTCTCTAGGAGCATTGTCTAATAGTTCGGCCTTCCTGACTCTTACGGCACCTACTGCGAATGGAACAGGTTGGAGCGGTACTAGTATCTTCGAGCTGGCTGGATGGGCTAGTTTTTATGTAGGAACATCGGGAACCCCCGTTCCTCTGGTTACGTTTACATACCCCCGCTTTTATCTTAACGCTGGAGCTTATACTCCGGTACTAAATTCTCCGACGACTCTGACTAACAACTACAACTGGAATGTTCCTAACGGACCGTCTAGTTCAATGGTCACCTACTCTTTGACCACCACAGCTGCTACCTCAGATAGTCCGACGATTCAGGGTGTTGCTTCTACTTCGCATTGCACAATTGCTCCAACAAATGCAAGTGCCGCAACTAACATCGCAACCACCTACATTAGCGCTAAGTCTACTAACGGTCTGACGGTTACGCATACGGCCACCTCGGGTATGACTTACGATATCACCTGTAGTGCAATGTAATAGAAGGAATTTTAAATGCCTGTAATAGAAGCTCAGGATATCGTCAACGCGGTGATTCAAGACTCGCAGAGTCAGACCACGAATCGCAGCGCACTGTACGACTATACCGATCGAATCCACCAAAGGATTCTGAGGGAGTCTCAATGGAGATTCCTTCTCTCAGACCCGCAGGTATTTGTGACTATGCCGGGGGTATCCTCCTACACACTTGTATCGGGTACCCCTCCGGCAGGTTCCTTCCAGACCAACAACCTGCTTACCAACTTTGCCAACATCGCTCCGGGCAGTGTCTATAATCTAACCACTAACAATAAGCTGGAAGAAGATACTGACGATATTACCAGCCTCAGCTACTTCCGAAACTTGGATGGCTCCTTACGATCAGGTTACCCTCGGACCTACAGCAACTCTATTGCCAATCCGGGTACCATCTTTTTGAAACCGGTACCTGATGACCAAAACCAATACTACCCAGTTCCGGAAACCCCAGTAGTAACATTCACGGCAGGAGGAACTCTCCCCGCGCGAATCTACTACGGTGTAGTAACTTTCGTGGACTCCCTTCAAGGCGAAAGCACACAGTGCGAAGTACCTTTTGTCGTATCTGTTCCAGCCGGTTATCTAGCTACAATCCATTCCCCTAACTCTTCCATTGGTGGAATCTCCGGCAACCAAACGCTATATAACTTCTGGAATGTCTATATCGGGTACGCGGTCAACAACTATTCTCGACAGAACAGCACCCCAACGGCTATCGGAACTAATTGGACCGAGAACGCCTTGGGAATTATGACGGGGACTCTTCCTGTACCTAGCGTCCTAGCCCTGCAGCCCGCAAGTAGCCAAACGGTTCTTAGTATCAGTGAAAACGGGCTCCTAACTACGACCAATACGGGTACCAACGTGTACCCCTTCTATTGGGCCTTGGAAGATACCAACGGTAATCTGTGGCAGATTCAGGTGAACTCGGGTACTGGTCAGCTCCAAGCCGTTGCCCTGGCTCCTAATCCGTCCACAGTGAATGTCTATACGGCTCTTTACCTTACCGACACTTCTGACTATGCGACTTGGGCAATCACGGTAACAACTATAGGACAACTTCAGGCTAGTGTCTACTCCGTCCCTCCTGCTACTATTGCAGTAAACGGCGGCCCTCCCCTGACTTCTACTATTCAGCCGCTCAATGCTTATGCAATTCATTTTAGATATTACCAGTCTCGTAGCCAAATAACCAGTTCTAATCCTACGCAAGCGCTTCAAGTGCCCTATGCGTACAAAGATATAGTAATTGCCGGAGTGAACTACCTTGCGGGACTGTATATGGACCGCTTGGAAAGTCGAGAACCCAGCGCCAAGACACTCTCTTGGAAGCGTGACTTCGACCAAGGTCTTGCTCAGATTCGCAGAGACTTGAGAATTAACTACAGGAAGACAGACTTTATCTCTCCCGATTCTACATCGCAATACCAAGTCTCAAACAACCAAGGCATCCCAACAATGGGGTGGTAACCAAATACGAGGGGTTTTGTAGCCTGGGCTGCTGACTGTCCACCAGCAAATGCAACCCGGAATACCCCAGGCCCAAAACCCCTCGTCACCTAGACAGGACAATAAATGCAAGTTCAAGATATCATCAATAACGCGTCTACGGATTTTCGACAGGTCCTGTCCAACGCCTCGCCGGATTCCTCGTTGTTTATCTCGTGGTGTGATCGAATCCAGAAGGACGCTCTTCACACTAGTATTTATAACTATTTGATTACGACGACCGGGCAGGTAAGCGTGGTTTCAGGTACGTCTTCGTATACCATTCCTGTCACCAACGGAGCTATCCGCAAAGTCAGTTTGGTTTATGATAGGACCTTTGACCGTGTCATCATCCCATTGGAAGGCATTGTCTATCCCACAAGTTTGAGCGGGAACGACTCTCCGCGTCAGGCATTGCAGCTTCCCGTTGAGATGGTTAACGCGGAAACCATGGCCCAGTACCCCAAGTACTTCAAGTTGGAGGGTACTAATACGTTGGTCTTATTTCCGGCCCCACAGAAAACTGCCTTCAATGGAACCTATGAAGTTCACTACGAATCGCAGGTTCCTGATCTCACGGCCACGACAAGCACTTTCTTGCTGCCCGACGACTCCGAGGACATGGTTACTGCGGGAGTTAATTCTTACGTTGCCCAGTTTCTGCATTTGGATACTGAGGCGCAGTTTTGGTCTCAGCAGTATGAAGCATATAAGAAGGGAATGGCGAACGCCTAATGCCTTACACCACACAATCATCGGACTTCTGGGGATGGTATCTCAGACACAATAACAGGGTCGTGTGGAAGCATTTGGCTGACGCAGGTATCGATGTATTCGCTTCCGGCCCGAGTAATGATCCTCAGGCTTTCTTGGACCTAACTAATCTTTTACCTGCGATGTCCGAAGGGCTTAACCGTAGGTGGGGCCTCACTCCATACTCGGGGTCAGAAACGGGTGTTACTACTTCGGTCATTCCTACGAGGACTTTCGTTTACAACGTCCCTCAAGATCAGTCGAATCCGGCCAACACGGCGACTACAAATGTATGGTTCGCGACTGATGATCAAAACTTTAAGGGCTTCTTAGATAACGGAACTGCCTACTCGGGGTACGCTCCATCCAACTTCGGTTCGCCAGGTACCATGGGGGCAGTAACAAGCCGTAACTGGTTTTACTACGGTAACGGAACTGCCGCTCCGCGTAAGGTCTATCCGGGTTATACCACAGCAAACACAGATTCCTTGATGGGGATCGCTATGTCGTGCGCGAGCCCGGGATCGGTAAACTATCAAGATTATCCTTGCGTTCTCATTCCGGCTTCCGGTTCGGGCGGTCATGCCGGTACTGTCGGTTTAGATACCAACGGTACAGGCTATATGGCCTCTACTGTCTACGGGGTAACTGGTGGTAGCGGTACCGGCATGACGATCTATGTAACGTCTGTTGCGTACGGGGGTCGCGTAAACGGGTACAACGTTGTTACTTGGGGTACGGGTTATGCCCTGGGTAACGTTCTTACTCTTAACGGGGGTGGAAGTAATTGCACTTTTACTGTCGTCCAGCTGCCTACCGGTTCCCTTGGTTCTGGCTCTGGTGGTACAGGCTTGGGTTATACGCCGAGCACCAGCTTCACTGTAAATTGCAGTGACGTTGGTTCTGGTACTGGCGGAGTTATTACTTGCTTCACAGACGCGAACGGGGCTATATATAAGGTAACGGTTACCGGAGCGGGTTCAGGCTACACGCAAGCTTATGCCACACTTCCTACCCCTACTGGTACGAATGCCAAGCAGGGCTATGTTGTACTTTATACGCAGACAAATGCCAGTGCAGGCGCTTCAGGAACTATCGCGGGAGCGGATGTTGCAGGGCCTATGAGTTTTGTATCCGGACGACAGTGGGCTGTAGCTCTTCAGAGCAGTCTTACAGGACACACTTCCGACGTATTTGTTACCCAGCTTCCGTATGGTCCGACAACCAATACCAACTTTAACACCCTGACTTCTGCGTACGAATCCCTAACTAATCCCACTCTAGCGACGTTGCCCACCTATTTAGCCTCGCAGAATCAGGTCGCTGGGTTTACACAAGTTAACATAACTATTTCAGTACCCAGCACAGGACTTGATCCACAAGTGGATACTGTGCTTCTACTGGCGGCTTCGGATGGTGGTAGTTTGGGTACCCTGTACCAAGTGGCAACTTTTCCGTTGTCGCAGTTTACCTTGGCACACGGTTTGTATACCTTGCAGTACTATGACTCTACTCCTGACTCCTTTAACAGCGCGAACAATCTGTATTCGGTTCCGCTGACACTTCTTGCCGCAAATACGTGGGCCTATACGGACTCCAGTGGGGACACCTACGGCATCCTCTTGAATACGCCTCCAACAGCGGCGGGCTTCCTGTACCCTGTCTTGCATCAAGGCCGCATGTTCGCGACAGATGGTAAGACAGTGTTCTTCTCTAAGAGTTTGGACGAAGTGACTACGACCACCGGCTTAATCACCTCCAAGTGGGAAGAGTGTTGGCCAGCTGACAATCAGCTTCCGGTTGCTCTCAACAACGAGGTTATCTTGGGTTTGAAGTCCGATGGTACTAATCTACACATCGGAACGGATAAGAGCATCTTCACACTCTATGGGTCTGATCCCTCTAACTTCTCGGTCCCAAGTACGGCTTTTGCTCAGACCGGTATCCTAAGCAATGATTGCTGGTCGGTTATATACACGGAAGGTCAGCCTTCAGGATTCGTGTGGATTACTCAAGACCTAAAGGTGATTCATTCTGACTTCAGTACCTATCGGGAAATCGGAACTCCAATCTACAAGTACCTGAGTTCTCTTCATCTAGCGTCCGTGAATTCCGCTAAAGTCTTGTCACTTACGCAAGGTCCTTACAACTTTGTTATCCTGCAATTCTCAAGAGGACTTTCACAAAGTGACTTCTGGATCATGGATACGCGGTTACAGAAGTGGTTCCATTGGACCGTGCCAACGTACATTACGACATTGGACTCGGCTTTTGTTTACCAGATTCCCATCGGTACCAATTCCTCGTACGCTGTAGGTTCCAAGTACTTGATGTTCTGGCAAAACAAGACCGGGCCTGCTGCTCTGGTCCCTTGGTCTTTCCAGCCTAACAATACGCAGGACCTTCTCAACGGAACAAACACACCGATTACGTGGAGTGTTCAGACTTCGTGGCAGGACTCCGGTGATTCGACAGCGATCAAGGTTATCAACGAGATCGAGATGACCACGGATGAAGCTCCGCTTACAGTGACGCTCTACGGAGCCACCTCGCAGGCGCAGTTTGATTCCGGGGGTACGGTTCTTAAGACTGGCCCGTCCGTGTCAGGTCCACTAGCGTCTCTTGGCACAAACAAGTTTTACTGCGCCGGGACACCGACAGGGGCCAAATACCACTCGGTTTCCTTCACCCCCGTAACAGCTGGAACGAACGCTACGGCACTAACCAGCTTCTCTTGGGAATACTACCCAATGGCGAGAATCTAATGATCACTCTACGACTTCCTAGCGGGCACCCGAATGCCCCCGTAGTACAGCGATGGGCCTCAGACAAAGAGGCCATCCTGACTAATCACACTAACGATATCGAAAAGATGAAAGGCTTGCTTCAGACTATCCTTACTAACAGTCCGGAGCTTGGAAAAGCTAAGTAATGGCCCACTGGCTAGACTATATTCAAGGATTTTACTATACAGGTGTCGGGGTAGTCTTGCTGGGAACTGGTATCCGATATCTACACCGGATGTTTAAGAAGCGCGATGAAAGCGATGTGTTCCTTGAGGAACTAAAGGATGTTCATCTGAAAAACATCTATACAGCCCTGGAGCAGATTGCCGAAGTTCTAGACATCAGACTCAAACACACCAGGCCCTAGAACCCCTCGTAAAGGACAAATGGACACTATACGATTTGCAAAGCCAGAGGACATAGAAAGCATTTCCGGAAAGCTTGATATTACTCCTACTTCCTCTGTTGTGACTTTCGGCGGTAAGGATTTTGCTGTCATCCGAGATGTAAGGGAGTTGGAACCGGTGGTCTTTCACGAGGACACTACCGACAAGCGTAAGTTGTTCTTCTTGACTAACTTGGAGACAGCGCTTCGCTTACAAGGTACAACCGAGGTCTACTTCAATATCCCTGCTGATGATGCGACCTATATCAAGGTCATGAAGAACTGGGGAGCCGAACCCGTTAGTACGGTACCAGGAATTCGTTTTAAGAAGGTGCTTTAATGCCTACACAGAATACGACGCAATCGACGAACCAGTATAACCCGGCTTCTATGAATACGTATAATGCGTTTCAGGGGGCGACCATGGGGAATCTTATGTCGATGGCTTCTAATCCCCTTGGGAGTAGCTACTTCCAGAACCAGCTGGCTCAGCAAAAGAATCAAGCTATGCAGGTGGGACAGCGGAGTCAGAACAATCTGCTCCAGAACATGCGCGCAGGTGGCGGCATCCTTAGCAACTCAGCGGGATTCATGGGAGCCCAACTTCAGCGTAACAACATTGCCAACTCTACTATGCAAAGTAATGCATTCAACTCCGCAATGGGCAGTGCACTAAATAACCGAACAGCCGCGATGATGTCCATGCAAGCCTATCAGCCTCTTCAAACCGGTCAGACCTCGACGCAGTCTACTAGCGGGTTGGGCACTTGGCTTCCTCAAGTAGCAGGTGCAGCACTTAATATGGCTGCTCCCGGCCTAGGAAGTATGATGGCTGGTAATAGCTTCTCTTCTGGTTATCAGCCCGCTTCTAGCCCCGGTCCCAGTAGGCTGACTTCCCAAGGCTTCAACGGCAATTACGCTTCCGGCTCGGCTGATCCCGCCGCTTACAGTCTACCCTACACACACTAAGGCTAAATATGTCGATGCTTAATAATCCGCTTGTAGGGGCCATTGGAGCCGCGATGATTGGTGCCGACCCCTCCGGCCCAGTCGCCTCTATCGCTAGCAATCTTCCGCCTAGTATGTCTATGGGCGCAGACTCGGCTCCAAAGCCCGAGGTAGCGAAGCCGCCCGTACCGCTAGGTAAGACAGCTAGTACCCGAGAGTCGATGGACGTCCGTCAGCATTATCCACAAGCGAAGGCCCCCAGTGCCGCGAGTACGAGGGGTTTATCGCCTGGGCTAGCGAGCGGGATGAACCTTCCTGGGGTTATGGACCCTCAGACTTTGATGCACCCGGCAGTACAGCAGCTTCTGGGGCAGTATGGTATCACGCCCGAGCAGCTTCAGCAGACCGTCAAGAATGCCAGTCCCGACATGTTTGTCACCGACCCGACGGCTCATCAGAATCATCCCGTACTTTCGGGACTTCTGGAACGGGGACTTGAGGGTGCTGCTTTCACGCAGGGCAGTCATACGTGGGGAGAAGGTATCTCCAATGTAGCGCAGGGTATGCTTGAAGCAAATGGTGCGCGAGCAAACAAGTACAACAACCAGTTGATGATGCCCTTCGCGCAAGCCTCTCAGGTCGCGCAGCTTAAGGGAACGAACTTGCAGCAGCAGTATGAAGAGGCTCAGGCTCGTCGCGATGATGCGTTGGTAAAGCACTACGGCGATATGGACGCTACACGAGAAGAGCTTAACTCCATCAAAAAGGAGCTTGCTGACAATCAGAAACGACAGCTTAACTTGCACCAGAACATCGGGCTAATGCAGATGTTGCAGAAGACTCCGTTGAACGCTGCAGAGCAGGCGAGTTACGAGAAGATGGTTGACGCTTCTGGCGGTGACGCCTATGAGGTGCCTTCCGAGCAGCTGCAGAGTTTGATTAACACAGCCGCTCAAAGGAAGATTGACGAAGAGCATCAAAACAAACTGAACGTAGCTAAGGTTGCTGGTGGTGCCAGAGTAGGAGCTGCTGCGGCAGGTAATCCCCTTCGTGGCGATGCCATCGACGCTGCGGCGCGCAGAGCAGACCTTCTCTCCAAGCAGCAGACCGAACAGAAGTTTATTGGTGACCTTCAACAGGGCGTAGCGAATGGGCCAGACGGGCTACCGATTGTGGCTGGAAGCCAGCAGGCTCAGGCGTATCTATCGAAGCTCCACGCTCAGACTATGGCTGCTCAGGACGCAGTTGTGAACGCAGGTTCCAATGCTGTCTCTGACGGTAGCGCGGGTCAAATTGCTACTCCTGATAAACTCGTCGTAAAGCCCACTAGTATTAAGACCTACGACGTTAACACGGGAACAATTCACTAGAGGAATAAATGGACAACCAGTACAGGACCGTGAACATCCCGACGAAGGGGCCGGTTAACTTTCCGGCCGACTTCACCGACGAACAAGTTCATGACGCGGTTGTGAAGAACTACCCGGAACTTTATACAAAGCAGCGGCAGGCGAGTGACTCTTTCTTTGCAAATCAAGGGAAGAGTCCTTTCGCGCCTATGCCGGGGCTTACTCCGTTGCCTTCGAGTATGCCGAATATCCCCGATGCTTCGATCGCAACTCCTGAAGGTAAGGCTCGGCGCGAGGCGATGGGTAACTTCCATGCGCGCATGAGCGGAGCTGCGTCTAAGCTTGCTGGGATGCCGCTGAATGAACCGCAGACTCCCAATCCCATAGACGCTATTATGCCTGAAGCCGACCGGAATCGCATGGTCGCTAATATGCATCTGGGCGTGTCTCCGACCAAGGAGGAGCGGGCTCGTCTAGCCTACTCGAATCGGGCAGTGGGCGGAACAGATGCGGACCCAAGCGGGAGTTCATTCCTCGCAAATGATCCGACTCCCTTCTGGCAAGCAGCTGATAAAATACTACCGCTGAGCGCAAAGCTATCGGGCTTGCCTGGAGCGCCGGAACACTACTTCACGCAGGACATCCCCAACTTCTACGCCCCCCATCCCGCAACTCCGGGGACACTCGAAACCGGCGACAACACCGCCGAGAAGATTGCCCGGGCTGTTGGTGGTGGGGGTTGGCGCGCGGTACAGGGGCTTCCTACTCCCGTCAATGCCGCTTTCGCTGCTGCCGGTTCACTACCTGAAAAGCTGGGTGGAACTGTAATCGGCGAGGCTTCTTCAATGGGCTTCACGGGACAGCAGCTCTACGGAGCGGGTGAAGCTGGTTACGACGCCGCCAAGAAGCTGGCACGTGGTGATGTTGCTGGGGCTGCTGGCAGTGCAACTGATGCGGCAGTGTCCGGATTGTTTGGCGGGATAAGTGCCCTTCACGCCATGCACGGGGTAGCAGACCCTAAGTTCAACCGGCCCCTTGCGGAGCGCGAAACCAATGGGCAACTCAAACTCTTCCCCGATCTTGGTCGGAAGGAAGCCGAAGCAGCTGCCGACTTTAAGCCAGCACAAGAACCACACCCGGACCAGTTAGGCTTTAACTTCCCTGAGACAGCAAAAGCCGAAGAAGCCCCTGCGGCCCCTCCGGCTTCAACACCTGCTCTTACACCCGAGATGGGAACCCCCGAACATTGGGTGGCCCTTGCCAAAGACGTGAACGATCACATCAACGCGGGGAACGAGGACAAAGCTCGTAATGGCTTGCAGGCCATGATGAACCTACAGGAACTCAAGCCGACCGATAGCAGCGGCGCGCTTGTGGAGAAGCTTCAGAAGCGCTTGGAGGATAGGTTTCCTCGGGCTACCAGCGCACCTGCTACCCCGGAAGTAACCACACCAGCCCAGGCCCAAAACCCCTCGTCACCCGCCACTGAACTAGAAGGCCCTCTTCGTAAGACCGTCTCTGCTATCATCCGTACGCGGCAACTCGCGGCGGCTGCAGCGACGCGTCTCCAAGTGGAGTTGGCTCTTAAGGCGAGCGGCGGGAAGGATGAGGACGACACTCTTGGTACCCCTTCCAGCCAACGTCCCATTGTTAGGGATAACTCTCAGGCAGTCACGGCACTTCCGAAGGATGATCTAGCAAAGGTTCAGGCCGTAGCGAGCGCCTTAGGTATTGCCCCGAAGGACTTAGAGGCACAGAAATACTATCTTACCCACGAGCAGCTAGACGCTTTGGATGGGATGAAGAAACAAGGTATTCGCCCCTTCTCCCTGAAGGGCACAGGCCACCCGGAAGAACCTTTTGGGGAGTATGCTCACTATCCTCTAGCCAAGATTAACACTAATAATGCTAAGGCTGCCGGTATTCCCAATGCCAAAAACCTTTGGGATCAACTTTCTACGCCCTTTAAGAAGGCGCACGAAGCGTTCAAGAGTCGCTATAGTTCCACTGTAGCTCCAGGGCAAGCCGAGAATTCTGGCCTGAGTACGGCGTCTCGTCGTCAGATGGAGCAAAGTGGTGGCGTTACGGCGGATGAAGGTAAGGATGAAGTCCAGCTTCAGCACGAGCATGACATGCTCCAGAGTGTTCTTGCCGACCGCTTAAAGCAGGCTAAGAAGAGTCTCAACGACCAGCTTCCCGCATGGCGGCAGGCCCGTATTACCGAAACGCAACCTAGTCCTCTGGCAACCGATCTATCGAAGTTGAGTAAGGGTTCTCTCGCGGGACTCCCTAAGGAGCTTTATGCCCAGGAACACCTCAATCCCAAAACCCCCACGGGCTCCGTCGAACCGGAATCCGTATCGGGAGCCAAAGCGCCCGAGGTCAGCGCGACCGGGCAAAGCACCCCAGGCACCCCGAAGTCCGAAGGTGAGGGTGGTGCAGTTGTAGGTGGTATCAAAGCCTTGGCGGACGACATCCTGAAGCAGCACGGTCAAGCTGCCTTTGATGGTATGTCACGTATCTTCGACGAGGTTGCGGCTAAGTACAAGCTTCCTGAGAATGTGAACAAGGTGCTGTATTCTGCTTTGGAGCGCTATCAAGAGCATCTGACTCGGGGTACCGAGAATCCTATGGAGGCTGCGCTGAACGAGACTGTTCGCGCCTTTCCTCAAGAGAAGCCAGGAACCACTCTTTACTCTAATCCGATTGGCCCTCTATTCAACAAGGTCTTTGGAAAAAGGCAGACGCCCGTTATCGCGGCTCCCCTCCCCGGACCTCTCTCTTTAGTGGACTCTCCTCTTCACCAACTCACGGACGAGCTTGCACAAAGGACCGGTCCTTCTAGCCAAGAGCGCTTCTCGGCCTTCTTGGAAAACGAGAAGGGCAAACTCCAAGACGCGATAGGCATGGCTCCTAGCAACGCGAAGCTCGCTATCGACAAAGTAAAGGAGTGGACTAAAGCCGCTTGGACGGCCTTCGCCACCCGCCCCGGACTGACTCCTTTGGAGCAGGCTCTTGGGATGCGGTCACTGCAGCTAACGGGTAATGCCTTTCTTATGCAGGCTTTCCATCACGAGATTCTTCGGAATCATCCTGACGCGCGAGTGCGAGAGGCGATGGTAAACTATCTACAGGCAGGAGGTGGAGTTCGGCCTGATGCCGATGTCCATCAAGAACTTAACGACAAAGCAGATCAGTTTAATGCGGCGGCCTCCTACGAAAACAAGAGACTGCAGCAAGGCTATCGTCGTGCCACACAACTGACTCCTGAAGAGAAAGCGACCATTGCGAAGTACCGGGAATATGATAAATTCCTGGGAGCGCAGGAGTCTTCCCTCGGGCTTGACTTGCACGCACGCGAGAATTACATCCGCCAGATTTGGAGCAAGAATAGTCTAGCTCAGCGGGGCATCGACGGTTTATTCGGGAGTTCCTCGTTCTCAGTTAATCCTAACTTCACAAAGCTGCGTACCTTTGAGGATTACTTTGCCGGTGAACAAGCCGGACTCGTCCCTAAGAATAAGGACTTTGCTTATTTGACAGAGGCCCGTGCTAGAGCTTCAGCTGAGGTTCTCTCTAACAGGTTGCTTGTTGAGCAGCTGTATAAGGGGAAGATGGCTGATGGCTCTAGGATTGCCGTTCCTGAGGGTGTGGGTAACTCCCAACAGCCCATTGATCCATCGTCACCAGACGCTAAGGGAGCACTTCTTGTCAAGAAAGCAATTCCTAAAGCCGCGGTTCTCCCCGATGGAAGAGCCTATGCGCGCGTGGACCATGCCGCTTTCCAAAACTGGAAGTGGGTAGGGAACGTGGAGGGCGGGCTTGGCCCGGATGGCAAGCCTCTTCCGGATACGCAAGTTCTCTACAAAGGGAATATGCTTATCCACCCGGACCTCAAACCTCAGATTGATCGTATCCTCAATCCAAGTGCCCTACGGAAGAACGCCATAGGTCGTGCGGCCTTGAAGGTATCTTCAGTCGGTAAGCAGACACTGCTGGTAGGTTTGTTCCACCCGATGCAGCTTGGTGTTCACTTTCTAGAACATGCGGCTGAAGGTAGTACCAGTAAGCGCACCATGAGTGCACTGAATCCTTTTGCAAAGGCCACCATCGATCTAAACGATAAACTTCAGCAGCACCTCGTGATCCATGGGTTGAAGCTGTCGGATTTTAACGCAGAGTCTCTTTGGGACGAAGGCGTAATGAGTAAAGGATTCGTCAACGGGCTACCCGTGATGGGGCCGTTGATGGCTAACCTCCATGACGCAATGTTTCAGAAGTATATCCCTAATCTTAAAATGGCGATGGCGCTAGACGCTCTAGACCGCAACATGAATCGCTACCACGATTCCTATAAAGCGGAAGAGTTGGCTAAGCCACCCATTCTTGACCAGAAGGGGAAGCCGATTCCTACCAGCCCCACTAAGGCTAGCTGGAGAGCGCAGTCTCGTATACTTAAGATGACAGCTGACCAGATGAACGCCGCCTTCGGTGGACTCAACTGGGAGAGCTTGCCTATCAACAAGACAGCCCAAGACACGCTTAGACTGCTGGTTCTGGCCCCTGACTTCCTGTTAGCCCGTATGCAATTTGCAGGTGATGCGTTTAGGCCGGGTGGAATGGAATCCAGGAAGGCTCTCCTTATTGGTGCTGGAGTCCAGTACTTGGCTGCTCGCGCTTTTAACGCTGCTATGAACGATGGCGATGCTAAGTGGGCTCCCGAAGACTGGAACAAGTTCATCTACGGTAAGAACGAGTACAACTTGCGAACAGTCCAAGGCGACATGAGTGACTCGGTATTCAATACCCGTCGGTTCGTTGAGCACCGCCTTAATCCCGGGTTACCCCGAGTTATACAGGAAGCTTGGTCTGGCAAAGATGTCTTCGGGCATCCGGCGTCAGCGGGCCAGCAACTTTATGATGCAGCTAAGAACTTCACGCCAATCCCCCTACAGGGCGTGGCGGACTGGGCTGCGAACAAGCTGGCTCCTAATCTGAGAGGTCCTAAGGATGCGGAGGGAAGCATTGCTGATCCCATCATATCCTCTTTAACCAGTGTGCAGCGGCGGCAGTATCGCACTCCGGCCGAGAAGATCATCTACCAGCACTTTGATGATATGCATCCTGCCAGTCAGGACAATGACGACTTGGCCTTGGAGCAGAAGAGGGTCTTCAATTCGCTGCGGGACAAAGTCAACGCGGGTACGATCACACCGGACGACATTCAAACAGCTATCAACACACCGGGCCACAACCTAAAGACATCAGAGATCAAGTATCTGTTTCGCACGAAGAACGAGAGCCAACTCGTCACACGCGCACGACAACTACCGATCAACGAAGTTCTTGAAGCGTTTAACAGTCGCTACGCTCTGCCTATGGAGAAAGTACAACTGGCTCCTCTTATTCAACACAAGCTTAACCAGTTAACACCCGAAGAGCGTGCTCCCCTGCAACAGCAGATCAACGACTTCCGACAGAATCTGAGCCCTTCTGATAACCAGAAGATACGTGATCAGATTCTGAAAGAAATCCAGTGGGAGCAAGCCAAGCAGGAGGGTCACTAATGAGATACGATCAAGCAACAGGTAAGTTCTACGACGACACCCCCACTCTAATTGGAGTGGGCTGGGCCGGGCATCTTGATGGGCGCAACAATCCCAAAATGCAAGATGCCAAAGGTATCGGTCCACTTCCAGTCGGGACATATACCATCGGGGACCCGGTGGAGGGGACGCATCTTGGCCCCCTCGCATTTCCACTCACTCCCGATCCTTCCAACGAGATGTTCGGCAGGAGCGCCTTCTTCATCCACGGTGCGAGTGCTGTCCATCCAGCTTTGTCCAGTGATGGTTGTATCATCCAACCTCATGACACGCGCGCGCTTATAGGCACAAAAATAGGGGGAAGCCCAATGGACTCCCCCCTGCGGAAACTAGTAGTTTTCGTATTGCCTACTTCGCCTTAGCCTGCGCCACCGCGATAGCTGTAGCTCCCTTACGCTGGACTTCTTGGAAGCGAATCTGCTCCAAGGCGATCTTCGTTTGCAGCTTCGCGAGCTTCAGACTTTCCTTCTGCTCCGCTTTGTACCCAGCGAACCGGGCTTTAACAATGGCAGGAGTCTCTGGAATAGTTGTAGTGGGGGCGTTGGGGGTCGGGTTAGTCGGACTCTGAGCCGAAACAGACAGAGCAGTAGCAAGTACCAACAGCGTAAAAATAGTCTTCATAGTTCCTTTCCAATTGAACGTGTACGAGGGGTTTTAAGGCCTGGCCTTAGACCCCTTTTTCTTTTGTAGCTTGATATTGGTGGCCGCATTCTTCCACGCCTTTTCTAGTTTACGACCTGTGGCAAGGATGACGCCATCTATCATAATGTACCAACCGAGACGATCACACTTCCATACAGCCTGCGGGTACTCCCGATAAACCTCCTGCGCGTAGGTCATAGACCCTCCGGAACGGGTAGTTTGTCTACTGCGTCCCTTACGGTTTGAGAGTCTGCCGGGGTAAGGTAGCGGGAGGTGGTGAGGATGTTCTTGTGGCCCAGCAAATCCTGAACAATCTTAAGATCAACTCCACTGCGGATAAGGGTGGTAGCGAATGACCTTCTAGCCGTTCTAATTCCCTTTGCAGGTAGGCCGCATCGTCGGCAGATAGTATTCCACCTATAACAAACGGCTGCTGCATTTCTGGCGTAACGTCCGAAAATCCTACCATCGGGAGCTGTCTCCAAAATCCTGAGTACCCAAGCAGGGAGTGGGATTTCGTGGTTCCGACCCGCTTTCATCTTGGTAGCAGATATAACTAGTGCCCCCCTCTGGAAGTCTATATCGGAGCGTTCGAGGGCTGCCAAAGTTTCCCCCCTTAACCCAGAAGTCAAAGACAAAGCGACTAGGGCACGATCCTCCCAGCAGAAGCATCCCTTCTGTAATTCCATTTGCTCGGAGACACTCAATGAGTTGTGTACAGACTCTTTCTCTTTCAAGCGCTTCACTTGTGCGAAGGGGTTCCATGTCACTCTTTCCATGTCTGTCATCCAGTTCCAGAAGGCCTTGCAGACATTAAGTTCATAGTTTATGGTGCGTGGGTTGCGCCCCTCGCGTAGTCGGATTATGCGGTAGTCCTCCACGTCTCGACGTGTGAACTCTTCAGGGCGCAACCGATCAGGGAACCTGGAGAAGAAAGCGTCTAGCGACTTGCAGTAGCGAACGGCAGTACCCCTAGACGTGGTAAGCGTTACGTAGTTCTCGTACTGCGCTTGCAGATTGTATAGTTCAGATTTTCTACGCACCAGGCCTCAAAACCCCTCGTCACTCTTTAGACTTATTCCCCACAGCTGTTTTCTTGTTCGCTTCAAGTTCTAGCTGGAGCATAGCGAGTGCCCTCCATGCAACCTTTGCACTGTGGGGTACACCGTCTGTGTCGAGCTGCCCGCTCTCCAGTAGATGCCGCATGATAGTGTCTTCTTGATCTGTGGACTTTTCTCGCGCCCAGTGCAGCGGCTGACCGGGGTTGTGTTGTAGGTTTCCCACATAGGAGAGCTTGGCTACTTCAATCAGAGCATCGGGAAAGTAACAGAGCAGGCCTGTGTAGAGCGGAATCTTCTTGCGTTCTCCCGCGTCTTTGGGGAGATGATTACCTTGCATTGCTAAGAGCCTCCGCCTTCGCCACAAAATCCTCAAAATTCATTACGCGCTCGACTCCTGCGGCTGCGAATCGTTGGTTGTGTGATCTGTCCATAACGAACAGTTTTGTGTCCGGACTGTGGGCTGCAACGTCCAGCAGGTTCTCTGGCTTGTCATCCACGAAGGCATCGAGACCTAGGGCATCTACTATGAGGCCCTTCGAGTAGGTTACAATGACTGTGGGGAATTGAACGCCCAAATCATACAGACTCATTTGTGTTTGTTTTTGCGCAGTAAAACCCGCCGTTTCGGGGCGGGAAGTGATAAAGTAGACTTCGTGATTATCGATAAGCCACGGGAGATTCTTTACCACCCCCGGTAGAGCGTCACAGTTCAGATAGAACCAGTGCCCAGTTGTGGTAATGCGATTCCAAGTTTCGGCGAGCTGGGCAGTTGTCAGGCCCCAGTTACCGTGCGTGAAATCCCATGCGCCCGGATCAGGATTCAAACTCCTGAAGCAGACCTTCTCCGCTTCCTGTCTGAAAGCGGAGATAAAGTCTACAATCACTTCGTCCATGTCCACGCCAAGCTTAAGACGTTTCGCCATACACCTCTCCGCCAAAGGCGAATTTGCCGCCGCTTACAATGACAGGATATACATTGAAGTTGGACAATTCTTTATCGGGTTCGTGAAGCTCAACCAGCGTGAAGCCATTCACCCAAGCCGTCGGTCTGTTCTGCAGATAGCTAGGGTTCGTGGTGCAAGCTGCGGGTGAACAATAAGCCATCCACTTGTCGGTAGTCTTGTGAGGAAGTACCTTCGTGTAAGACTGCGCAGAGTGGAAGTGGCCGTACAGAATGGAGGTACAAAAGTTCTCTACAGCCCGCTTTGCGTGGTAGAGACTCGCTTGATTTCCGATACCGGACAGACCCTCTCCGTGTGCGACAGTCAGTTTCCCCAGCTGCTTTGTCTCGCCCAGCTGGAGAACTTCCCAGCCGCGCTTCTCTAGGTTAAGCAGGATAGGACGTTCCACCGTACCCTGAAGCTCTGGTTGCTTCTCGACCAGCTGGGAAGTCCAGAAGTCGTGGTTACCCTCGATCCAAACCTTCTTTGCTTCCGGAGGAAGGACCGACTCTACCTGCCGAATGAACTTATCCATCAGCAGAGTGTTCTTTTTATACCCACCCGTCAAGCGATACAGCGGCTTACCGGCAGTATGCGGGGAGATTTCTTGATTATCTTCCTGGTCGCCACCGAAGAGGAACCCTGCGATCTTGTCAGGGTTCTTCTCGATGAAGTCGATAACCGCATCCCATGTAGGCTTGTGATGCTTGGGTACGTGCAGATCGAACACGGTAACCCAGATATTTCTTGCCATGTATATATCCTAGTTATGTGACGAGGGGTTTTGGGCCTGGTGTTGAATCAGGGCATTCCTCACGTCGGTAGGGAGAGCGTAACGTTTGGTTTCGGCCTTCTCGCGGAGGGCTTGGAGGGTTTCCTCGAACTCCACGGTGCGCTGAGCGTTGCGCCGGGTTTGGTCGTAGCTGGTTTCAAGCTGCTCCACGTCGAAGCGCTCGGTCTGGTGAAGTACTCTGCGTTGATACCACTGCTT